ATTGCGGTGATGTCGCGACCGAGCGGGGACATGCGGATCGCGCCTAGTTCGGAGAGACCGAGGACTCCTCCGATGGAGTCCTTGCGCTTGTAAAGGTCGGCCGAGAGGATGAGGGTCGCCTGGTTGATGTCGTCGGGAACTGTCGGCCATCCCCATCGGGCGGTCACTTCGACTTGTGGTCGGTAGTTTGTCGGCAGAGAGAACGCTTCGCCGGAGACGATTGTGATGTAGTTCCACGGGCGTCCCTTTTGGGAAGCGTTCACGGGTTCGGTGATGAAGTCCGTGTTCACGACGAGAGTCGTCTGATAGACGCCGGCGGAGTTCGGGTCGGTCTTGACGACGAGGCCAGAAGTAGATCCGAAGTCATCGACGAACACACGGAGGAGATCGTTCGGGCGATAGGTGCGGGCTGATGCCGATGAGTCGAGGTAGAAGCGGCGGTTTGCGATGCGGTCAATGGAGCGAGATGCGGCTTCGACAATGTGCTCGAGAAGTGTGTCTTCCATCGAGTCCTCAATCTTGAGGTATCCCTTGAGTTCGGCGAGTGTTGCGTATCCGTTCGAGATGGCCATCTATCGCTTCTTTCGTGTTGTGGGCCTCTTAGGTGCTGGAGCATCTTTCTCGGCCTTGTCGGGCGTCTGAGATGCGTCTGGCGTGACCGTGGGGGTGCTCGCCGGCTCAGTCAGCACATCCTCGGAAGGTATAACACAATCCGAGTGACCGAGCCGACGGAGCTCTGTTTCGACGAGCTTCGCACGATCGACGAGACCGCGCCGGCGGTATCCGGCGAGCTCGTGTTCGTATGCGGCGATGAGTGCGTCGATGTTCATGTGAACCTTCCGACGGCCCGAGGATGTGCTCCCGGGGCCGGTAGGTGAACCGATTAGGCCCAGTTAGCGGTGATGAGGCCGGTGCCGGTGATCTTGGAGAACGCCGTCGGGTACTTGCCCGCGGAGTAGGCCGAAAAGCCGAAGAGGATCGTGCGGATCGCGTTGGTGCCGGATGGCTCCTCGAAGCGAACATACAACGGGTTCCCCGAGTTGTCTTCCCATAGATAGCTCTCGCGGAAGTCTCCAACGATGACGGCGGTCTCGTTCGTGCCAGAGCCGAGGTTCACGGGCATGTTCGCGTCAGCGACTACCGGGATACCGAGGATCTGAAGGCCGCCACCGAGGTAGTCGGGACGGTCGAAAGTTGCGGCCGCGTTCATTGGGTTGCCAGCGGTCGGCGAGAAGATCGGCCGGTTCGTGGTGTCAAGTGCGCGGAGCCAGCATCCGATGAGGCTCGGGTGCGCGACGATGTGAGTCGCCGCTCCGAAGAAGTTCGTCGAGATTGAGGTGATCGCTTCGACGAGCTTCGGATAAAACTCTGCCCATGTTGCGCTTGCGTCGGTGTATGTGACCGAGCCGATGCCGGAGGTGTTGAGGATGCCTCGGTGGTTAGGAGCTGAGCCGTCACCGTTGAGGATCTGTCCGTCAAGGAGTGAGTGGTATGAGCGGATGCCATCGCCGAGGAGCTGGTCTTCGACGCCTACACCGCGGAGCGATGCCTGCTTCGAGAGGTCCCACATGGATTGGACTGTGCGGACGCTCACGGTCAGGAGAGTGTCGTCTGGGTCGGACTCTGTCACGGCGGTGCCTTCTGTGGCGGCGTAGGAGGTTACGCCTGTGGTCAAGCGGCCGAGGTTCACGGTCATGCCCACATTCGGGAGCGGTGCGTTCACGGAGATGTCAGCGGTCGGACGACCAGCTCGGCGCAATGGCGCGAACTGATTGACGAGATACTGAGGTACGACGAGGCCGCTGAAATTGCTTGTCCCGGAGTCGCGCTTTTCGATGCGGACTTCGTTCTGGTAGCGAACGATGCGCTCGCGGGCTTCGTAGCTTCCACCGAACTCGGCCGCCATAGCGTCCGCGATGAAGTTGTGTCCGGCGCGTTCGTGATAGGTCGGCTCTTCTGAAGTGATGCGAGTCGGAGCGGCGGCGCGTGTCTCGACTTTGTCGCCTTCGACAGATGCGGCGAGGTCGGCGGCTTTTGCCTTGCGGACTTCGAGGTCTGTGATCTGTTCGATGCGCTCGTCGAGTTTTGTCATCTCGAGGGTGAGGGCTTGGATGTTTGCGACTTCGATGTCTGTGACATCGCGAGCCTCGTCATGTGCTCGCGTAAGAGTTGCTTCGATGAGGCTCTGCTTCGAGTCACGGTTTTCGTGGAGGGTTTTGAGGAATGCGTTCACGGTGTTCTCCCGTTGTGTAGCTGGTATGGGTTCCGGGGTGTCGTCTCAGATCCGGAGAGGGTGTCGCTTCTGGCGAGGTGCTCTTATCCGGCCGGCGAGGTGTCGGTCTGGTTGGAGTTTATCGCTCGCGGCGAACCTTTGCGAGTATTTGCTCTACGAGTGCGCGGTTCGTCATCTGGTCGGCGTGGTCGATGAGAGTGTCGATCTCGTCTTCTACATCGTCGTCGAGTTCGTCTTCGTCTTCGGAGATGTTGAGCGCGGCGATCTGAGCTTCAGCTTGTGCTCGTGTTCGGTGGCATCCTTCGACTTCACCGTTCGAGTCTTTGACTACGGCGAAGCCTTGACAGTAGGGAGAGTTCTCTTCGATGTGCCAGGGCATCGTCTTAGTCTCCCTGGACTAATACCGAGACAATCGGCGTCCCGGTTCCAGCAATGGCGAAGAGCGTCTCGTTCATCGGTATCTCTAGCGAGACGATGCCGTTCGCGTTGTCAATTTTGAGACCGGTCAAACTTGTGACGCCTTCCGGTCCGACATAGATCGTCGCCGATGTCATCGGATGAACATAGACGCGACGAGTGAGCGGTTCGGCGGTCACGATTGCGGTGGCGGTGGTGGCGTTGAGCTCAATGTGAGAGCTCTTCATCGACGGACTCCTCGGAGGATCTCTTCGAGTGCGTCTAGGTTCGGGGTGCTTGATTGGTCACGAACTCCGACGACAGAAGCGGCCGAGCCGTAGGCCCCGAAAGTCACCGCGGACACTTCGGCGAGGTGAGCCAGCTGGCGCTCGACGACTCCATCCTGGCGGCGCTTGTCCTTCAGCGGTGAGAAGCCGATCGAGAGCTCAGAGAGAGCGCCGTCCCGGATAAGGGTCAGGACTTCCGAGCCGCGCTCGGTGTCAGAGATCCGAAACTCACCGTAGAGACCGGCTTCGTCTTCGCGGAGAAGTGTGGCTCGACCGATTGGGAGAGCGTTCGCGTCATGGCCGACGAGGAACTTCACACGATGCGAAGCTCGGACAACATTGACGAACGCGCCCCGGATGAACACTTCGGAGAGTGTCGCGTTTATGCGCTGGACCTGGTTGTACGGGACACAGATCCCGCACACGGTCCGGCCATCGCCGGCGGTGCGAACTTCGAGATCTGTCTCATAGGCGCGGGTTTCGATGGTCATGTTATTCCTCCGTGGTGAGTGGTGGTCGGTTCTCGAGGGATCGGACTTCTTCGATAGTGAGGAAGCCGTTCGAGAGTGCGATCTGGTGCGCCTGGTAGCGCGTGAGTGTGTCGGCTCGAAGGAGTCCGTCGTACTCGAACTTCGCAACGGTGCCGCGCGGGAGGTAGTCGGTGAACACCGCCTCGATGCGGGTGGTTAGCGGAAGGAGTGTCCAGCGAAGGTATTCGAGACCCTGGGTCTCGAGGTTCGAGTAGGTCCGGTTCGAGTTCGGCGCTCCGACATAGTGACCGGGTAGGCCGACGATGTTCGCCGCGTCGCCTTGTGCCTGAAGTCGAGCTTCGACGAGCTGAGAGTCGTTCGCGTTCGCGGTCAATGGTTCGACATCTGTCTCGGCGTTCATTACCGCGGGACGCCGTGATCGGCCGCCATAGGCCTCCATCCAGCGAAGCTTGAGAAGGTCGGCTTCCTCGGCGGTGAGGTCTGGGTTCTTTGACTTGATGACATAGCTCGGCATGGTGCCGCCGTCGAAGTAGCGCGAGGCGTACTCCATGACCGCGATCGCCGCTCCGATGCCTTGACGCTGAGCCGCGATAATGCCGATACCGGCGACCTCTCCGGGAAGGCTGAAGCCTTTGACATGGAAGATCTCCGAGGAGTGATACTCGCGTTCGTCGATGCGGAAGATCTTCTCTCCGTTTCGTCGTTCGATGGTGACGCGCTCGGGGTTCACCGGATAGATGCTTTCGGGATAGCCAGATGGTCCAGGCTCTCCGAGGATTGCGACATAGTTTCCATGAATGACGAGCGCCGCGGTCATTGCCGAGATTGTTTCGATCCGAGTCTCGAGAGGGTTCGGACGCTCCAATAGCCGAGGCGTCGGGGTGATCTGGGTGTCGCCTTTGTACGCGTGAAGCGGAAGCACACCGGCGGAGTCTGAGACCATCGTGACCGCCCGCCAGATAGCCGGGACCGAGAGAGTCGTCTCGGTGTCCACATCGACGCCGGCGTAGGTGTCGGTGAATGTGCGGGTGACGCGACCGTAGGGATCGACAATCGCGGCGCGGACTTCGGGTCGTGCCTTTAGGAGACGGTTGAGCATGTCTAGCTCCTCTCGGCGGCGATGCCGAACGCGACAAGCGCGACGCCGGCGAAGCCGAGGCCGAGCGGGATAGTGATCATCGAGAGACTCATAGCGACCATGATAGTCCCGATGGCCTGGAGGGTAGTGGGTAGGTGTTTCGTCATTAGTAGATCGCGCTTCTTTTCGTGTCGGGTGTTTGTCGGTTCGTGGCGTGATGATACGCGAGAGTCGCCGAGAAGAGTGGCGTCAGATCCGCCTCTTCGATTGTGCGGGACCATAGCCATCCCGACGCGATCATCTTCTTCCTCGCCGACTTGAGAGCGAGCTCAAGCATCGGGTGAGGTCTAATCCGGATGGCGTCATCGAGGACCGCGTCGTAGAACACGCCACAAGCCGACACCATGTCGCGGAGTGTGTACCTCGTGACGGGGATCCCGCCGGCCTCGAGACGATCGACGAGTGAGTTCGCTGGCGAGTAGCCATCGACGACGAGGGCTCCTTTGTGTTGGCGGTAGAGCTGGACCGCGCGATCGACGACCCAGGAGACGCCGGCTCGGTGTTCGATGAGTTCGACTCGCCCGGTCTCATCGGCGACGGAGATGGAAGCGAAAGCTCGATCCATTGAGACATCTATTCCGAAGGAGAGCTTCCCGGTCGGGATGGTCGTCGGGTCTAGGACTCGGAGGATGAGCTTCTCGGGGATGACGCTCTCCTCGAGGTGTGTCCATTGGCAGAGATACGCGCGGCGAAACTCTCCCTCGGACATTGTCGCGCGAGCGTGTTGGATTGCTTCTTCGCCGATTGTGTATCCGAGCGCGGGGATGGTGTCGGCCCAGATTGCCGGGTCGTCGATGTCGGCGTCGGTCTCGGCGCTCCACTCGAAGTAGGCGACACCGGTGTCGATGCCGGCTTCGATCATGGCTCGACCCTGGTCCACTTTTCGCTTGAGGTAGAGGGAGCTCTGAGTTCCGGCCGTTGAGATGACGAAGAGCTGAGCCTCTCGGCGTGTTGCCATTGCGGGGAGGATGGCCTGCTCGCGCCGATCATCTTCG